GTAAAACACAAAAAACCAAGTTTACCCAAGATATAGTACCGGAAACACAATTTGCCGTTGTGGAAGCTGACGAATTAACTGCGTCGCACACACAAACCGGGCAAAGGAATCCGCTACACTTCATACCGGAAGGACAACCAAAAGAAAGGAACGACCCTGACAGCATCTATAACCGTGGAAGGATTGCCGCTGCACCGAACTTTGATGAAATTACGCAAGGTGTTGGGGCTTATAATGGCGCACCTGTTGTTAACGGCCGTGGTGAGGTTATCCAAGGTAATAACCGTGTGATGGGAATGAAGGACCACTATAAAGCTGGCGGTTCTTCATACAAAGGTGAGCTTGTGGCAAGGGCTGGTGAATTTGGTATAGATGGTGCCCAGGTTGCAACTATGCGCAATCCGATACTGGTAAGGGTGGCAAATGTTGAAGATAAAGAGGCTGTGGCATTTGGGAACTACAAAGCAAGCGATTTGGAAAGCGGTGGAAATCAGCGTGTGGATCCTGTTTCTGTAAGCCGTAAAATGCCGCTGGCTGACAAGCTTGCATTGTTGCGCAATTTGGTTACTGACGTAGAAGCTACGTTAAAAGAAAACATAAGGGAGAATTGGGCTAAGGTTCAAAAATTAATGTCACCAAAGTTTCTTACACCTACCCAGTTGGATAGTATGTTAAAACCTGACGGTACATTGAGGCCGCAAGGAATAGACGATATTTTTGAATTGGTTAAGCATTTCCTTTTTGAAAATGGCGATGTAAGATTGCCTGCTGTTTTTGATGGTGTACCCAATACAATAGCACAAGGTATCTACAAATCAATGCCTGCAATTTTCGGAGTGCCTGCAGCTAATTTGATGCTGGCAGAAATCCAAAATGCTGCCATTTTATTGTACAATGTACAAAGAAGTGGTGCCGATAATGTTGCTGGCTATTTAGCGCAAAACGATGCTTTTGATACGGAGAAAAACAGCAAGTATAGCCCTGCGGATATTGCTATTGCAACAGCATTGGAGAACATTTACAACAACGATGCGGAAGTTACCGACCCTGCAACTGGTAAGAGAATAGGAAAGGAAATGCAGATACGTCGTTTGTTTTCTCAATACGAAGTTGCCAGCAATGGCGTTGCCGACATTTTTGAAAATACCCCTGGCGTTGACAAGAATACAGCCATGCAGCAAGTCTTTGGTGTACCTGCCGAGCCTGCCGACATAACACAATTATTACAAACCTTACAAAACGACATAGCCGATGAAAACGCAAACGGAGCCGGTGTTGGCCAAGACGAGCAAGCAGATGAAGTCGCAACACCTGATATCAGCCCAGCAGGCGATCAATCACCTGAAAACGATGAACCCGGAGTTAGCGGAGAAACGCCAACTGGAACTGGACAGCTTGATGGGAACGCCGCCGAGGATGGAAGCGAAGATGAACTAGGCGATGAAGAAGAAGCGCCTAATGACCAACAAAAAGAAGAAGAAAACGACACCCCACCTACCACACCCGACCCAATAGACGATTTACTGGGTGACTTGTTCGACGAAATGAACATGATGGCCGAGCCGATAGTATTACGTGATCCGAACTTTACACCTAGCCTTGCGGATACAGAAATAAAACCTATTGCAGTTGGCAGCGCCCAAGCAAAAGCCATCATAGCCAACATTGAAAAATTGTTTAAGCGTATTGTTGGTTTTAAGGGTGTGCAGATATTAGGAAAGGACGAATTTAAAAAAGCCGTTGCTGACAGCGGTGGTAGCAACACTTTTACTAACGCTGCTGGCAATGTTTATGGTTTTGAGCATAAAGGTGTTATATACCTTAATGCCGCCATGATGAATGCCAATACACCCGTTCACGAAGCGGCTCACGTATTTCTTAAATGGGCGAAACTAAAGAATCAGGTACTATTTAAGGCAGGCATGGAGATAGCCCGTAAAAGCCCGTACTATGCGCAGGTAAAGGCGAACCCTGTTTATGCCAATGCATCTGAAAATGTACAGGCAGAAGAAGCCCTTGCGTGGATGGTTGGTGCTATGGGTAATGATATGCAGCCAGGCGTACAAAAGAATGCCGTGTTGAAGCTATGGGATAAGCTAATTACGAAAGTGACAGAAGCTATCCATGGTTATAAGATAGATACACCGGCACAAATGCTGGCGTACATGAACGGATACCGATTGAAAAAAGGTATTGCGGTTGAAAAACTTACGGAAGCTAGCTTGTCAAATATGAACTGGCTGGAATTTGGATATGCCTTTGCTGATAGAATTTTGTCGGGTAAGGAATTGGCTAAGGCTGATATACAAACCTATGGTAGTCCGGACTTCATGGCCGCACCACTAACCGACAAGCAAAAGGAAATGGCGGTAAAGCTGGTGGATATGTTTATCCAAAAGCAAGTGTACAAGTTTGAAGATATGGTGGCGGCGGCTATTGCTAAAATGGGTCAAAATGCAGCGGTGTTATTTCCAGCCATGCAAGCCGGCTACAACGATTACTATAACAATGAGGCAACCGATACTGTTGCGGCCAAGATGGATGCAAGTATCCGTGGTATCAAATTTGAAAATATTAAACCGAAAACCGATGTACCTAATCGATCAGGAAACAGCCAACAGGATAGCGGCAACGCAGCTAATGGCGTCACCCCAAATGCAACAACTATTTCAGGCAACGGAGGACGAAGCGCAGGTAATGGAGGACGATCTACGTCAAAAGGTAGAAGCAAAAACCGGCAATCTAATGGTAGCCAGGGTGTTCTCGACTTATTTGCCCCTGCTATTGGAACACAAGGCAATAGCAGCTTATCAGGCAGTGAACCCGGACCCGGGATTAGCAGCACAGGCACCGGAGGTAGTGACGGCAGAGGAAACAGTACAACTGGCACAACAGGACAATCCAACACTAACACTCCCGGAGATCAGGCAACTAATCAACCTATTCAACCAAGCACAGGCAGCTTTGCCGAACAAGTAGCAAGAAAGCTGATTGAGCAACGCAATGCCGAACCGATTGAAGTGGTATCCATGGACGAAGCCAATATCAGGGCTACGTTACCATTCCTATTGCCGGAACAGCAGGACGACGTATTAAAAGCTGAAAAGCGGTTTTTCGGTGACAATAATGGCAAAGGGATGCTATTTACCAATGGTACGGGAACAGGAAAGACCTACACCGGTTTAGGAATTATTAAGCGATTTGTAAAGCAGGGTAAGAGTAATGTGCTGATTGTGGTACCTAGTCAAAACAAAGTGAGTGACTGGGCAAAGGACGGTGAAAATTTAGGGCTACAAATAACAGAACTACCGGACACATCAACTAGTGGTTCTGGCATCGTTGTAACCACTTATGCCAATTTTAGAGCCAATGATGAATTATTGAAGCGTGACTTTGATTTGATAGTGTACGATGAAAGTCACAGGCTTCTTGAAAATAAGAATGGTGAGGCCTCCGGAACAAGCGGACAACACTACGAGGCATCCAATAAGGACGTTTCGTCGGCTTTGTTCCGTATAACTTCCAGGGATCCGTTATGGATTGAGGTAAAGCGGTTGAAAGATCAATACCGTAACTTATCAAATATGCGCAACGGGCTAGATGCGATGGAAGAAAAACGAGCTAAATGGGGTGAGGAAATGGATGCTATTGATAAGCAGCTAGAAACTTTGGAAGCCGAACAAGAAAGACGTTTGCCCGGTTTGAGGGAACGTGCTACCCGTGCGGTCGAAAATACAAAAGTTGTTTTCTTATCGGCTACACCGTTCAAAGCTCACTTTAATTTACGCTATGTCAATGGGTATCTTTTTGATTGGGGTACTGAAACTGAAACGAATGCCCGTGGTAGCCGTGTGGATGCTGAAAGTAGATTTTTCCTTGAAAATTTTGGTAGTGCTTATGAGTGGAAATATCACCGTTTGCAAGTAAAAAGCGGCGCAAATCCTGACGCAATTGCAATGCAGGAAATGGCATTTAGCGAAGGCTTAATGAAAGCAGGGTCATTAAGTGGCCGTGTTATTGAAAGTAATCAGGATTACAGCCGGGAGTTTCCGTTAGTGACAGGATTTAACCGTGAATCTTTCAACCTTGCTTTTAACGATATTTTCAACTATGAAACAAAAGAGTTTGAGGGATTGCGTGAGTCAGCCAGAAAAGTGTTCATGGATTACAACTATACTACCCAGTTATTTGAATCGTTAAAAACGTCCATGTCTATAGACAGGATGAAAGAGCATTTGAAACTAGGTCGCAAAATTGTTGTTTTCCATCGCAGGCAACAGGCCAATAGTCAACCTCCGTTTGCAATGATTGTGGAAAGCACATTGGCTAATGCTAAGGCTGTACAAAACGACCCCAATTCTACCGGTGAACAAAAGGTAAAGGCTACCGAGGCAACTGCCCAGGCCGAAGCTTTTAAAGAGAAATATGCCGAACTGCTGCAGTATGAGCAAACATTAAATTATGGCAGTGCTGTAGATCAGATAAAAGCAGCATTTGGCGCTGCTGCTACATTCTTAAATGGAAATGTACCAACTAAAGCGAAAAAAGCTGCTGTTAAAGACTTTAATACTGATGATAGTCCGGTAAAGATATTGGTGGTACAAGAGGAAGCTGGCAAGGAAGGTATCAGCCTGCATGATACAACCGGGCAACACCAAAGGGTTTTGACTAGTCTTTCTATGCCAATAAGTACGGTTACTGCCTTGCAAATTGAAGGTAGGATATACCGTATTGGACAGGAAACAGATGCCATTTTTGAATACCCGTTGTTAGGATTGGATTTAGAAGTTGCCTATTTCGGCCAAAATATAAATAAGCGGTTAAGCACAACCGAAAACCTTGCGGTTGGTAATGCTTCACGGGATTTGATACGGTCATTTGCCGAAGGTGTATTATTCAATTCCAATACTGACAAGCCAAGTGTTGAACAAGGCAAAGGCGGTAAAGAATACGATAAGCGTGAAGCTTCCGCAACGTCGGATTTTCAGAAAGCAAAGCTAATTTATGCTACCAATCAAAAGCAGGTTGGCCGTCGTGATCAACGGGCCGGCGTAGATTATTTTGCTACACCCGAACCACTAGGACAAAAGATGGTGGAGTGGGCTGGTTTAAAGCCAGGTGAAAGAATGATGGAGCCGAGTGCCGGCCATGGTGCTATAGCTATGTGGGCACCGACACACTCTGAACTAACAGCGGTTGAGCCGTCTTTTGAATTGTATAGCAAATTGGGTGGCCGTGCCGGTGGTGGTACTAAAAGAGTATTGAACCAACGGTTTGAGGATTTGGCTGTAATGAACAAGTACGAAGCCATTGTTATGAATCCTCCGTTTGGGGTGGGTGGTAAACTGGCTATGGAGCATTTGGAGAAATCGATAAAGCATTTAGCAGACGGCGGCAGGCTAGTTGCTTTAATACCGGCCGGGGCTTCTATGGACAAACGGTTTGAAGCATTTATGAATGAAAGGGATGAAAAAGGTAAGCTGCTTCATTTAGACATTCGCCAGGTTGCAGATATTGCTTTGCCAAGTATTACATTCCAACAGGCTGGTACAAGTGTTTCAAGCCGTATTATTATTATTGATAGGATAACGGACCCAAATCACACATGGATGGATAATACTACAGCTGATATTAAAGCTGAAAATATTAGCCAATTCTTTGATGAAATAGAATTTTTAAATGTCCATGACAGGACGAAAGTTGCCAAAGCCGAGCAAACACCATTATCCAATCTTACTCAAAGCAGGGATGCAAAATTGCCTGCTGCTTCTGACAAAATATTAGCAGGACCAACACCATACACCAATACCAAAACTGGTGCGCAGCTACATGAAGTTAAAATGACTAGGTATGCTGCCGATGAATATGCCGGTCTGAACTCAAAAGCTAAAGCCAACAACGGTTATTATAGCAGGTTTACCAAGTCTTTCCTTTTTGATAAAGCCGAGGATGCCCAAAAGTTTGTTGACAGTGAGGACGTTCCGAAGTTTATGGCGATGCCTGACGGCCGCAAGGTGCAGGCGGTTACAGTAATGCCGGAAGTGGTGGACGGTTTTTATTCACCATTGGAGAAAAGTTTACTTGAAGCTAAACAGGACAGGTTGCCGGTAAAGCAATGGCTGGATAGGTTGAATGGTGACGAAGCAAAGTGGACTGGCGTACGTGAGTGGCTGGCTGGCGAAGTGGGTACGGTTGAAAAGGCTGACATATTGGATTACCTGAAAAATAATCGGGTTGAGATAAAAGAAGTGGTGAGAAAAAAAGAAGAACCAACCAATTGGAAAGGTGGCCCTAATGTTTTTTCTAATGGCCGTTTCGTAATAGATAAAAATATAAACGGGGATTGGAGTGTTACAACTATAAACGGGGGATGGCGTGGAAACTTTGCCAGTGCAGAAGAAGCAACAGAATACGCTGAAAATGAAGGCGAAGTCGACAATACCAAGTATTCCGAATATCAACTACCAGGTGCTAAGGATAATTATCGTGAAGTATTGGTCACCATGCCCGGCAAAAAAACATTGCCGCTAAAAGTAAGCATGGCCAGCAATGACAAGTATATTGTTACCGATAGCGAAGGTGAACCGGTTGGAAGGCAGTATGATAATGTTGCCGAAGCTTTAGCGGAAGTTGATAAGCGGAAACAAGCCGATAAAGCTCTATTTCAATCTACCCACTTCAACGAACCCAACATACTTGTTCATCTTCGGATGAATACCCGTACCGATGCCGAAGGTAAAAAGGTGTTGTTTTTGGAAGAATTGCAGAGCGATTGGGCGCAAAAGGGAAGGAAGGAAGGGTTTGATACTCCCGACAAATGGGAAGTTGTTGAAAACAAACTTGCACCTGGTTACTTTTCTGTATATCAAAATGGAAGGGAAGTTGCTGCACAATTAAGACAAGATGCCGCAGAAATAGAAATGAATCGGCTAAAAGAGCAAAGAAAGCCGCAAACTGTTACCTCCGCCCCTTTCGTTACTAACACGGCCGACTGGGTAAAGCTGGGTTTAAAGGTTGCATTGAAGCAGGCTGTAGCCCAGGGTGCAGATAAGCTTGCATGGGCTACCGGTGAGCAGGAAAATGAAAGGTATGATTTGAGTAAGCAAGTGGATTATGTATCAACTGATATTACTCCAATGGGGAGGTACATAAATATTTCGCCTTCTACTGGCATGATAACAGTGCAGGTAGATGATAAAGGGATTGTTAATTATCAATCAGGCAGCACAAACTTTGGTGATTTTATAGGGAAGCCATTGTCTGATATTATAGGCAAGGAAATTTCAGATAAAATATTAAATGCTCCTGACGGCACAAGGTTAGAAGGCAATAACCTTAAAGTTGGCGGCAAAGGCATGAAGGCGTTCTATGGCTCACCGTCCGAAAACAATACGGGTATCATTGGACAAGTGGCCACGAAGCTGTTTGGGCAAGGTATTCAAACAACACAAATAGATACTGGCAAGGGTTCTTATACGTTGGGTGAAGCCAATTATGTAGATGGTATTGGTGTTTATGATGCCAATAATGATATGGTTGCCGAATTTAACACAAAAGAGGAAGCAAATAGTTACATAGTATCAAAAGAAGGTGCCACCCAGCACTCCATAACCATCACACCCGAACTGATTACCCGTGTGGAAGGTGGCCAGCCAATGTTTATGGCTGCTTACAATCCTACCACTCCCGAGCAAAAGGCATTGAAAGCGCAACTGGATGCTGCCAGCGCAGATTATCAGGCTGCTAAAACTGCCTATGAAAAAAAGCGGAAGGAACTAACCAAGGGCTTCAATAATGCAATGGTTGATTTGTTCGGCCAAACGAAAGAGCAACGTGGTCCGCAGCAAAAAATGTTTGACGAAAAGCCGGTATTGAGTGCGGCTGAAAAGGCATTACAGCCGTTAAGAATAAGGATGGATAAGGCTGCTGAACTGAACAACACTTTGTACAACAAATACATGGGTATAGAGGGAAGCGACAGTAAGCAAATGGCGATGTTTATGGCTGGCAACTTAGGCCAAATAAACTACGACGGAATATGGCAGCAATTCCAAGTGGCAGGCTTCGGACTGTACACCTATGCAGACATTCCAATGTCGGAAGGCAATTTGTATGCCGTTCCGGTAAAAATAAAAGGCCAAAGGTGGGAACGAATCAGCCAGGCGCACTACACTGCTGCAGTAAGGTTGTTTAACCACAACAAATCGCATTATGACTGGGCTGAAAAGGCGTTTCAGAAAAGTAGAGCCGAGGCAATAGAAACATTGCAGCAATTTGAATCGGCTGGCCCAGTTGCGGAAAGCAATAACCGGTCGATGGACGGTGATGTAATTAATTTCATGGCTGGTAAGCCAAATCAACTAGATTTGTTTTCTCAACAACCGACTAAGAATGAAACAACAATCCAAGGCAAAACCGTACAGTACGAAACCCATTCCCCCGATGGTTACAGCTCCGGCACCAATGACGTACAACGGAAAGACGATAAAACAGCCAAAGCCAAACCTGGTGAATTAAAAACCATTGAGGCTGTTTGGCGTGAAACAAAACACATAGAATTTACTGGAAGTTCCCGGGTATCCAATGCTGGCGACGTTGCCCACATTATGCGCCTATTGGAAGATAAATCTGTAGAAAACGCTTTTGCCATACACGTAGATGCGGACGGTAATAGTCATATTCAAATGGTAAGCCTGGGTGGTATAACTGGTACGATCATAGACCCAATGACCATTTTGCTAGGGGCTGAAAGGTTCAAATCGGTAAAAACGTGGCTGGTTCACAATCATCCAAGCGGAAACTTAGAGCCATCACAAGCCGACATTAACTTGACTAGGAAAATACGTCGATTAATGGCAAATACCGGTGTGGAGATTGAACATGTTATAATGGATACTTATAAGAATGAGTACACATTAATTGATGAAACCAACACGATTTTCCAAGATATTTCCCGAAATAAAAAACTTACAGACAATACCCCGTTAAAGGTTCATATTCTTGATGGGTTCAAGGCATTGACTAAGCCTGCCGAAAAAGTGAATACTTCCACAGCAATAGTTGAGTTTTTGCATGGGCTTAAATTTAGCCAGTTGCCTAAAAGGGGAATGTTGGTACTAAATGTAGGCATGGTGCCAGTAGGTAATATTTTCCTTAAAGGCACTTTTAATGACACTTCTGACATATTAAAAACTGTAGCCTTGTTTCCTACGGCTAGGGGTGTTGTTTTTTATGGCAATCAGTCTTTTGATAAGCTGGCTGCTCCAATGAGATTGTTAAAAGCATCATTATCAGATGCCGATGTTCGTGTATTGGATTATGTAAATATTAAAGGCGAATCCAAATACAAGGATAGCGCCTACGAGTATGAAAGCGCAATGGATGCTGGCCTGTTTTATGAAACGCAAGAAAAGTATGGTACTAATCGGTTAAGTACCGACACTCCAAACTTTATGGCTGCTCCTGCCGGCCCATCTATGACCCAATATTTCAATGGTGTTGTAAACCTTCTTAAGATAGGCACTCCCGTTGCGCAAATCCTGCCAATGCTAAGTATGCAGGTAGGCCCACAAATGGCGCAGAATATTATTGCCAATGCTACACGTAGGGTTGCGGCAATGCCGGACAATAGTGTACTGAATTTCACACCTGACCAAATCCGGGCTGCTGATCGTACAACTGCCGACAAGATTGCCCATGCGTGGCGTAAGAATTTCACTAGCAGCGAGGGTGTTCCAAATTACTTTAAAGAGCTGAGCGAATATGCCAAAGGTGAAAGCCAATGGATTATTCGGAAAGCTGACCATTTTATGAATGGTACACTAAAGCCAGCGTTCAAAAAAATGAATGCCGACCAAAAAGAAGGTTTTATGGATTTGATTGGTGATTTGGATGCCGTTACTCCTGCTGTACAGGCTTTGTTACCTGGTCAAATGGCAATAGCGCAGGAATTTAGAAAATTTGTAGATGATCTTTCTACTGAATTTATTGAACAAGGTTGGGTAAGCCCTAATATGGCAATGACCCTACTGGACAATATGGGCAATTACCTTAACCGTAGTTACCGCATTTTTAATGAGGCTGACTATGAGGTGCCGGAAGCTGCAAAAGCCCAAGGTGCAGCTTTTTTTGTGACGCAAAATGTGGCACAAGGCATGAGTATTGCCGAAGCGCAAGTGCAGGCTGAATACCAATTGAAAGCGTATATAGCTGCTGCCAAAGCGGAATATAAGGGAATGAAAACGCTGGTAGAAAGCGGCAGGGATAATGGCATTTTTATCACCCGGGAGAATGTACCGGAGCCTTTGCGTCGTGTACTGGGTGAATATGCCGACCCGGGCGAAATCTTTATGATGACAGTTGCCCGTATGGCTGCAACACGTAGCCAGGCTAAATACCTGCAAGGTGTTTTCGATATGGGTATCGGTAAAATATTTTTCCGTGAGGACGATGCCAATAGAAATCCACTAGCGGACACTAAGATTGCCGGTGACAGCAACCAAGGCTGGAACCCTTTAAACGGACTAATGACCACCAAAGAAATAGCCGACTACATGCATCAAGCGGTTACGCCTGAAAATAGCGTTTTTGTAAAAGCTATTCAGAAAGGTATTGGCATAGTGAAAATGGGCAAAACTGTATGGTCACCCGTTACACAAGCTAAAAATATCTTTGGTAACTTAGGCTGGCACATGCTTAATGGTTATCAGTTTTCCAATCCTGTAACCAAGGCAATTGATACCGGCAGGGCTTTTAAGTTTTGGTATCAAAACCTGTTGCGTAAAGATGGTGCACTTGATTTGTGGAATCAAAAAATGGTAAAACTGGGAATATTTGATAGCCACATTGGTACGGCTGAAATAAAGAGAATGTTTGCCAGCGGTGACGTTGAACAAATAATGAATGATGCCCGGTTGGCAACTGCTGCAGGGCTATTGGGCAAGGCCAAAAGAATAGCCAATGATAACTGGATTACCCGTAACTATCAACTAGCCGACGTGTGCAGCAAGTTTGTTGCCTTCCAGGCTGAAATAAGTTCGCTGGCGTGGGCTTTGTATCGTAGCGACTACGATCAGCTTACACCCGAGCAGGTTACTGACGTGGACCGCCAAGCGGTCGAGCGTGTAAAGAATACCCAGCCAACCAGCCAACGTGCTTACAAAGGTGCTTTGTGGGTTAGCGACCACTCAAAAAAGTTACTAGGTAACTTCCTCACTTACCGTGCTGAAAGTGTACGCTGCTTTTTGAATGTGTTCCGGTATGCTTTGAAGGATATTCGTAGCGATAATCCGAGAATGCAGGTATTGGGTGTGCGTCGCATGGCCGGTATTGTTTCATACATGGCTGCTAGAACTGCTGTAAACTATTACCTTATCCAAGGCGCAGGCCTTGCAATGAGTGGCCTAATGAGTGCGTTTGACGACGACGATGAAGAAAAGAAAAAGAAACTACAAGCTTTAAACAGCTTAGGCCCCAGCTGGATGCGGAGTGCTGAAAAGTATGCAGTAAAGCAGGCTGATGGTACATGGGAAGTAACGCTAATCAATGCATTGGAGCCGTTCGAAATGCCATTTAAGATTATGAATGCATACACCAATGGAAGCCAAAATGTAAAAGACCCGAGTGGATTGGCAGCAATAGACGAAGTTTTTGACCCGTTTATTGAGGCGTCTATTGTCCTGCAGGCTGTGAAGCAAAATATTATTAAAGGTGAAGATGCCTACGGAAACAAACATGCCGAAAAAAGTGACCAATGGATGGGATTAGGCAAAGACTTGTTGCCTGGCTGGGTATCTTTTGTACAGCGGACACAAAAAAGAGAAGATGGCACAACTGCATCATGGGAAGAAATATTTAACAATCAGGAAAGCCTACATACTGGCTTAAACCCATTGGAATTTATTGGCCTACGGAGTTACAAGCTCAATCCAAAGTCTAGTTTTCGCAGTCAAATACATGATGAACTGGCAAAAGATAACTTGTTAAAATCTAAGTTGTCGGATGCGGAATATGATTTGGGTAAAGGTCGGATTGATAAGGTTAAATTTGAAGCAATAAAAACTGATATCGAAGCTGGCCAAAAAGAAATAGGCCAACGATTGAATCAGTTAAGAAATGATGTTGTGACGCTGCAGCTTACCAAAACAGAAGCGGACGCTATGATTAAGAAGCTGCGTGAAATCGTTGTGTTAAGCAAGCCAACAAAGAAAGAAGCACTAAAAGATTAGTTATGTATCTACGGCACGAAGGCGGTGAAATGGTGAACGTGGGAGGGTTAGAGTGTAACCTTCCTCCGGTCGGCTATGGCATAAGGGAGCAACGAGATATCAAAGGTGTTTCTACATTTTGGCTTGAAAAAACGGACATAATAAAGCGGAGCAAAAAAGACAAAGATCAATACTGGGAGCGTCAACCAATACCGCAATGGTATATTGACAAAAGGGTGGAAGAAGAAATGGTGCAGGAATACGACCCGACACATTTTGACGAAGCCTGCGAGGCTTATCGCCGGGTGGAATGGAAACGTAGGATGCTGGGTGTATGGTTTTGGAATAAAGGTCGGCCGGTGTACATCACTGGTATGCACTATATGTACATTCAGTATTGGACACTTCCCGACATTGGCCACCCTGACTACAGAAAGTGCGACAGGTTGTTTTTTTATTTCCTACAGTACTGCATTGAGGATCCGGACTGCCTGGGTATGCTCAATGTGGCAAAACGTAAAAGTGGTAAAACTGCCCGTTCGGGAATATTCCTGTATGAATTTATAAGCCGTACGGAGAAAACCCACGGTGGTATCCAAAGCAAGACTGACCCCGATGCGGTGGAGTTATTTGCAAAAGCAATTGTTGGTCCATGGGGCGAACTGCCTGACTTCTTTAGGCCGATATACGACACCCTTGCTGGTGACCAACCAGATAAAAAGCTTTCATTCTTTAAACCTAGTAGAAAAGGTGTGAAGGCTGGTGCCAAGGTTATCAAAAGGCAGTTTTTGGGTAAGCCCGAATTTGGATTGGAAACTACGAAAGACTTAAAAAGCTGGATTGATTTTAAGTCAAGGGTGGCCGGTGCGTATGATGGTCCCCACTTACACCGTTATGTAAGCGATGAAGCAGGAAAGTTGAAAGACGTTGATATTAATAAGCGTCATGGTGTTGTAAAGCTTTGTACTTATGTGAACGGTAAGCATATAGGCAAACACCTGTACACTACAACTGTTGAGGAAATAGAGGATGGTGGTGCCAAGTTTAAAAAGTTGTGGGATACTTCCGATCATACTGCTAAGAATGGGTCACGGCTTACCGGTTCGCATTTGTATCGATATTTTGAGCCGTCATACACCATTGACGAAGTGGATAAATATGGCGATACAGATGAACTGGCTAACATTAAACGTCACGAAGAAGAAAGAGCCACATCAAAAATTCAAGATACCAGGGAAGAATATTTTGGCGTTATCCGTCGCAATGCATTCACCATTGACGAAGCTTTTAAATTTAGTAGCAAAACCGGGCTTTACGATACTGAAAAGCTTTATGACAGGATAGATGCATTAGAGCTTTACCGTGGGTTAGAACGTGGTAATTTGAAATGGAAAAACAACGAGCCGTTTACGGAAGTAGAATGGCAAAAAAATAGCAATGGACGGTGGTTGATTTGTAAAGACTTCGACCAGCACAAGTCTTTTGGTTTTGTGTTCAACAATGTTGAAAAACGAGGCAATCAATACTACCCAAAAAACAAAAATGTATGCACTATTGGTATTGACCCATTCAGTCATAGTACCACCCAGGATGGAAAACGAAGCATGGGGGCTGCGTTGGCTAAAAGAAAGTATGATCCAACGAAGATTGACGACCCGTTTAATGATGCATTCTTCCTGTTGTACCATGGCCGTCCTGCAACGGTACCGCTGTTCAACATGGATATGCTAATGACTTGCTGGTGGTTGGGTTGTGAAGCTTTGCTGGAAAATAACAAGCCGGCAATGATTGACGATTTTAATTCAGAAACGATGAATTGCGGTAACTTTCTTATGCAGCTTAGTGATTATAACGGAAAAGGTATACCGGGTAACGATAAAACTGCCGAACGCATTGTAGATTTGACTGAAACATACATCTTTGAGAATTTAGAGAAAGTGTTTTTTGCCGCTTTATGTAAGGACTGGGTGGACTTTGATTTTGATAACAGGACAAAATCAGATATTGCCATGGCTGCTGGTTACACACTGATTGGCGACCATAAAAACACTTACAAAATTGTTAAGAATACTACCAAAATAGAATCGCTATTTAAGAAGCATAAAATAAAAAAAGTCGCCTAAGCCATGTTACACCAAATAAACCATGATGCCTCCGCAAAAGAAAAAAGTATGCCGGAATGGCTTATAAAATGCGCTAAGATTATTTCTGCTGACTTTGTTGCGCAGGGTCATAAAATGTTTGCTAAGAATGAAGGGCACTACGATCTTATGCGTATGTATGGAATGGGTAAACAGCCAATCGATCAATATAAAAAGCTGAAAGAGGTTGACGAAGCTGACGATTACAGTATTATGAATGTGGATTGGACACCGAGAGGGCCAGGCGTAAAGTATAGAGATATTGCGATTGAAAAAATACTGGATTTTAACTATTCACCGGTTGCTACACCTATTGACTTGCAAAGCAAAGATGAAAACAACTTGCTTTATGCCCAGCTGGAAGCAAAGCTGATGCAAAGGGAAATGGTATTGGCAACTAATCCCGAACTGGCTAACCACCCAATGTTACAAATGTTCCCAGGCGAGCCGCAGGATATGGAAGAACTGGAAATGAGGCGCAGCGATGGAGAACAATTGAACCGGGCAAAAGACAAAGAGCAAATAGTTAACCTTGCTTTTTATGAAAATCGTGTAATGGACAGGTTGCGTCCTCAATACGTTAAAAACTTATGGGATTGTGGTGTTGCTGTATGGAAAGACGATTTGGATGCTGACGGCCGGCCATTCGTTCGTGATGTTGATCTTAATAATTTTGGTTGCAGCTTTTGTCATAAAAGTGATTTTTCGGATATGACTTACGGATTTGAAGTTATACCAATGCCACATAGCGAAATGAAGCCATTTTTTAATGAAGTAGAAATGGAAGAAATTAAGAACGTAAGGAATTATGGGCTTAATCCTTTTTCTACAATTGGTTTTATGTATCCACACCAAAAACCTAATTATGACGGAAATTCAGATACCTGTCTTGTAATGGACTTTGAGCTTATCAGTTACAATACAATGGGCTGGGAAATAGGTAAAAGTAGTTATGGTAATAAGCAGATAAAGGACGTCACTAATTTAAAAAAAGCCACAACAAAAAGGGTTGTAAAAATGGTTTACCGTGGCAAATGGATTATTGGAACTAATTATATTTTTGAGTTTGGCTTAAAGCCGAATATGAAAAGAAGGTATGCGGATTTGCGTCGGGCTAGCAATACGTCACTTTCCTACAAAGCAATGGCCTACAATTTCAATAAAATGATTTGCGGTTCCTATCAGGAAAGGTTAAAACCATTGATTGACGATTACATGATGGTAATGCTTACTGCTCAAAACGTACGCAACAACCTTGTTGCAAATGGTCATGCTTTTGATTTGGATGCATTGGAAAGTATTGTTTTAACGGATGGCGGTAAAACAATGGATCCGATGGAAGTTATCAGCATGTTTTATAAACGTGGTATTATCGTTTTCCGTGGTACTAAAATTAGTGGCCAAAATGGAAACGGTAAACCGATTGAGGTTACTCAAAATTCTGTGGCTAATGAAATTGTAAGCCTATACATGGAAGCGTCTAGCATTGTAGAGCAAATGCAGGACGTAACCGGGTTGAATAAAATTACCGACGCCAGCACCCCTGGCGAAAGGACATTGAATGGCGTGGCTAATTTGGCCAACAATGCTACCAATACAGCGTTAAAACCGATTATCCGTGCAGATAAAGGCATCTTGGTTGAAATGGGTAACGATTTGTTCCTTCGTGCCCAGCAATGTGTAAGAAAGCATGGCAAGTATAGTGGTTACTATCCTACACTTAATGGCACAGCCATGCGATTTGTGGAAGCCGATGCGAAAACTATGGATAAAGACCATGCTATCATGTTTGAAATGATGGTTACGGATGAACAACGGCAAATGATTCTAAGCTACATGAATGAAACATTTGCACAAGGCTTGTTGGATCCGACTGACGTTATCACATTGTTGAACACATTTAATTTAAAGCAGGCGCAGCAAATATGGGTACATAGGATAAAGAAAAATAAAGAAGAAAAGCGCAGGCAGGAAATTGAAAATCAGCAAATGACTTTTGATGGCCAGATAAAAGCGGCCACTGCTGCAGAGCAAAAGAAAGGCGAAAATATTGACAAGGAATATAAATGGAAAATGTTAATTGAAAAGGAAATAACCCGAAGGGCTTTGCTGACAGCTAGAATAAAGGTTACTGGCGATACCGCTGCGGCAGAGTTGGAGGCCGAAGAACAAGACGAGGCTGCGGAAGATGATTTGTATATGCAGGAAAGTGACATGGCCGGGCAAGAAATGCCATTACAGAAATAAATTTTTAGATTTTAAACTATTGAATTAGTTTTAGCCTTTATAACACCCGATTAATATGGCAGAAGAAACACAAGTACCACCAGTGGTTGCAGAACCATTAACAACAACAGCTACCGAGCAGGTTGCTCCGGTATTAGATTTTATTGCAAAACAACGTGATGGACAAGGCGACGAATCGCATCCCCCAGCTGACGTTGTGCCTCCTGTTGTTGTGCCTCCTGCAGCTACCGAGCCAAAAGCCGGCGACGATGCTTCGTGGAAGAAGATGCCAATAGCCGACCTTTTGAAAGAATACGGTGTAGTGGACGACAAGTTAATTAAGCTTGTCACACACCACCAAAATAAAGGCGATTTGAGTGATTATTTTAAGACTTTCAACACGGATTTTACTGCTATGCCTGAAACTGATTTGCTACAAATGCAGATTAACGAAGCGTATGCAGATTATACCGAGGAGGAAAGAGCCGATTTGTACCAAACAAAGCTTGATAGTTATAAGCTTGACCCGGACTTATATAGCGAGGATGAAATTCGCCGGGCTAAAGTTGCTATCAAAGCTGATTTGAAAGATTTTCGTGCAAAGAAGATTGCCGAACAATCTGAAATGCTTGCAAAGAATCCTGCCAGCGAAGCCACACAAGTAGGCGACGCAGCACTAACCCAACAATATATAGAAGCCTTAACGAAAAATCCTGACTATCAGAATTTTGAGAAAACAGGCGTCATAACTGTTGGCACCGGTGAGGCAGCTTTTAATATTGACGTAGATAAGGCGAAAGTAATGGCGTATTTGGCCGATGATGAAGCTTACCAAAAGACGTATTTGGATAACGAAGGAAAAGTAGACTTCCGCAAACAGTTGCGTGTTGCCGCTTATGCCGTGGATCCTGATGCGTACGATGCACAGCTTTTAAGTTTGGCCGGCAAGTCGAAAAAAATTGACTTGATTAATTCATTGGGCAATGAAGCACCACCGCCGCCACAAGGCAGCGACCCTGCAGAAATGACCGATGCGCAAAAGCTTGCGTTGCATATCTACAACCAACAAAAGGGATAATCTATTTTTAACAACAAAAAACTACAACTATGCCAAGTCAAGGTATATATAACAAAGGGTTTGTAAGCTCTATCCAGTTAATGGATGCGAGAGAAATCATGCCCGAAATTGTGGACGTTGCCAATGATAAGCAATTCATTGACATTTCCCGCATCATGGGGCGTACAAAAGAAACAGGCGTTGCCGTTTACTATAACCACGTAAATGAGGACGTAAATCAGGTTGGTATTGTGGCCTCCGTAACTTCCGGTTCAGGTACTACAACTGTTGTTGCCGTATTAACTTCCGGTTCAAGTGGAACATGGGTAAAAACCCAGTTGATTAAAGTGAATGGTAAAAATGCGTTGATTACAAACGTAAGTACCAATAGCGGTACCGGTGTTGATACATTGACTTTTACTTCTGTAAATGCAAACGTGTTGACCGTTGCTGCCGCTGCAAAAATTACCAAAGCAGGTGCTGCAGTTGCCGAGGGTGCTAATCCTGCAACTGGCACACGTTACAAAACTGTTTTGTACAGCAACAAAATTCAGGCAATAGAGCATTATGCTCCTGGCTTAACTGATATTCAGGCAATGTCAAAAACCGAAATCAAAGGTTCAGGCATTTGGGGTTATCAGCGTGACCAGGACATTACTGCAATGAAAAAGAACATTAGCGGAACCTTAATTGGTGGCCAGGGTTCTGTAACATTGTTTTCGGATGCTACCCCAGTATTGGTAGATAGCGAAGGCAAGCCAGTGCAGACAACTTCCGGTTTGGACGAGCAAATATCTACATACAGCGGTAGCCGTAACCTTACGACAACTTCTGTTGTAACTGCTGCCGATATTGCCACAAGGGAGGATGCCCTGATTGCTAAAAAATCACCAAAACAATTTATGGTTTTCGGTAGTACTGCAGCTGCAAGGCCATACAGTACCTATTTGAAAAACTTAGGTAGCGGTGGTGTTGAAAGTGTGCGTATGCAAATAGATGGTCGTAGCGTTGACCTGGTTGTTGATAACTATAAAACCGTTGGTGGTTTTAGTTATGACATTGCCAAAATTGAAACTTTTGACGACCCGACTGTTTACCCATCATCAGCAACCAACATTGGTGGTTCATTGTATTACATTCCAAAAGATTCTGTGAACCTTGTAGGTGGCGGTACACAAAAACGCTTCCTTGTTAGGTACATGAAAAACATGGAAAGCATGAATCATGCAGCCCAAGGTAAAAATGTAACCTGGGAAGATTTGATCTGCGAAAGGTCATGGGGTGGTAAAACTGGTACAGATGGTAGCAATACCCTGTACACAAAGTGGACTACCTACCAAGGCTTAGAATTGCTGGGCCTTCCACATTTCTATAAAGAAGTAGTTATTTTTTAACCCAATTGGGTGGCTGGCAATTTTGTTAGCCACCCAATTATATTAACAACCGATATGGCAGAAAAAAACAAAACGGCTTTTAATGAGATTAGCTCTAAGCTAAAAGAACTTATTAAAAAGACCGTTGCAGCCCACAAATTTTTAGTTCCAATTCAATTGACGATTGGCAAAGTGATGCCTATTCCTGTAAAGGAAGGCCAGTTTCAAAACAAAATGGTATATCCTGCAAGCTGGTGCTTTCCCGAGCGTGATATTATTATAGACGAAGGGGAAATGAAGGATATTGGAGCCATTGAAAGGTTTGACGATTTAGGTGTGCCTGTATTTGGTACGCTTCGTTTTGATTCCGAGGAAGATGGTTTTAAAGTGTTGGATTACCGCAATCCAAAAGAAAAAATTTTTATTGACCTTATTATATGTTCAAACTTTGGGAACATTAACCCTGACAGGGAAATGGGAAAAGAAGTTTGCAAAATTGTTGATAAGCTTGCTGATAGCCGTGTTAAATTCCAAAAAATGGGTGTACTGCAGGCCGCTATTAATCTTGCCATGGAAATGGAAGATTCTGACGTGGTTGACTTCGCAGCAGCAATGGACTGGAACGAAAGGGAAGATATAGAAATCCTTCGTCCGATGGTTGTAGAGTTGGCCAGCGCACAGCCGGACTTCTTTAAAGAGTTCATTGAAAGTAATGGTGTAGAGCTTCGTAGCTTGCTGAAAAAAGCCATTACGGCCGGTGTGGTAATTTACAACAGCGGAACCAATGAGCTGGCATGGAAAAACAATGAGGTTTTTGCCGTTCTGAAATCTGAAAAAGGTGTAACCCATTTAACGCAATTTATTAGCTGGGTAAGCGCACACGTAAAAGGTATGGAAACAGTTGAATTGATTCGCAGCCTAATGGGTAATGGGAAAGGGAAAAAAACTGCCCCGGCCAAACCTGTAGTTCCGAAAGTTCCTGCATCCTCTGCCGACACCACACCACCTATTATTCCTCCAACGGGTGAATTAGAACTATAAAAATATGCCAACACTTAATTGGATAAATTTCAGCGTAGCCCTTGATAAATCCGGGGCTACGCCTGTATTGAGGGTAGTTGATACCAGCGTAAGACCTGGTGCAGTAAGCTCAATAACAGGCATTATAACAGTAACCCAGCCTGACGGCATAAGCCTGGCAATGGCTGATACGGTTACTATTCCCCATACCGCAACACCATACAGCATGGCGCTCCGGTTGGCCGGTGATGGAAATTTCCAAAATGGCAATTATACCATTACGCTTAATCTGTTTACAATTGTTGGTGGTCCTGATAGCCAGGGTAGTTGCACTAAAACCTTTACTTTAGAGTATGAAAAATTGATAGCGGTACTTTCTCCGGCAATCAATCAGTTTTTACCTTCTGTACAGGTTTATGATAATACGGTTTACGATAAGACTGGGTTTACTAAAATTTCAACTTCCCGAACCTGGAATGCTCAAATTGAGGGCGTAACGAATGCCGCAGATGCGGTTACACCAATTTTTGACACTGTTTATTTGACTAATTATTACGACGCTAAGTACAATGTTACTGCCAGTATCATTCAACAGTATGCTATTGTTGCTGCAGGCTATGTAACTATTGTAGATAAGGTTACTGGATCCGTTTCTTTTGATGTGTGGCCGGCTATTGGGTTAAGTACATTGCTGCAGCGGATAAATGACTACTATTATGAACTTACTGCGGCCAATGCTACCAATTGTAAGCATTGTGCTTGTGATAGCAAAATGAATGATGCATGGTGGTTGTTTGGCATGTTCAGGGAAAACGGATTATGCAACTACTTACAGAATCAATACAACATTTACGATCAGCTGATTACCCTGTTAGGAATAGAAAATACGGTACATAGCTTTGCGGCTTTGGCAGCTTACGATTTTGATGCTTACTGCGGTTACAACAATGGTGTGCCTGCTTTGTTAAGGCTGGATACACCTGTGCTGGGTGTTACCGGCTATGCATCCAACTATGTAAACCTTTCAAGCAACCTTGTTACTAATGCGGTAAGTTATGTAACAGAATGGAGTACAGTGGCAGATTTTTCAACACTTGTTGGCAATGTTACAACTTACCATCCTGTTGTAGATTATGCAGTATTAGGTTTGAATCCTGACACTATGTATTACTTCCGGAGAAAGGCAGTTGCTTCCGGTTACTTGGATAGTTACTGGGGTGAAAATTTCCAAAGGACTACACCGGCCGTGGTGGAAGGCAATTTGTACCATTTTACCCGGGCTGACCAAACTGGCCCTACCGAAGCTGAAATTCTTGCAGGGGTAGAGGTTACATTTATTCAGGGTGCAAATCCAATAACTGTAGATCAGAGAACTTTATCCGGTAGTCCTACAATTTACGGATGGGCTATAAGAAGTGACGAAGGTGCTTTTACAAGATGGTTCGAATCTTTACTTAATCAGGGGGCTATCGACCCTAGTGATCTTTGGTACTACCGTGGTGCGGTTGCTAGTACAAGCGGTCCTGACTGGGACGTGTATTATACAAGTTATCCCACATTGTTTACGCCGGCCCAACAACCAATGACGTTTACCCATTAAAAAATACATACTGTGAAAAAAACAAGATTACTGTTATTGCTTTTGCTGGCATACTCTTTTAGTATAGGCCAAGGAATTGTGATAAACAATGGATTTAGTGTCAATGCCGGCCGTGGTATTGATTTAAGAATGGGAAAAATTGTTTCAGGACAGATGGTGCCTTATGCATCTGTTGCGGAAGCAAATGCAGCCACTCCCGAAGCGTTTCGGTATAAAGGTTTAGTCAAACTTATTGACGATGGTACCGGGATGAAAATTTATTGGTATGATGGCGGTGTTGCCGACGTGAATTTGGTACAATACGCTTTTGGTACAGCCTCGAACGGTATTGTAAAAGTGGATGGTGTATATAAACTGGGTGGCAATCTTACTCAAAACACTACAATTAACGGGCAAAACAATTATCAACTGTTTTTTGATAGTCTGCAATTTTTTAAAGTAAACGTCGATGATTCTATTTTTATACGATCTGCTTCAAATAATATTAGCTTATACACACCTAATGGTGGAGTTAATTTAAGAGGTGCTTTGCTTTATGCTCAAAACGGTAATACTACAATAGAAGTATCAGGGGATATAAATTTACAGGCAACAGAAAATGTATTAATAGAAGGTGCTGATGGTATTTTTGGGTTTACGACAGCATACACAAGTATATCTCCAAGGATAAAACATATTGCAAGCGACAGCTCTGTGTTTCTTACTCCTAAGTATGTGCATCGCTATGTAGAATTGGGGAATAACTATAATAAAACTCAAACATTTACGGGAGATACTTGGTATGAAAAAACAGGATTAACCAAATCTGATAATGAAGATTACTTTTTAGTATATGGACTGAGTGATCCAGATGAAGGAGAATCTCAAGCATTTGAAGTACATGGCCAAAATGCAACTTATTACAGCAGGACTACAATAAAAGCAGATAATTCGTCAAGCTTAGTAAGCGATTTGGGTGATGCAATACAGACGCAAAAGACGCAATCTTCTGATAAAATGGAATTTTATTCCTACAATGGAAGTTTAAAATCTAAATTAACTATTTCTAAAGACAGCATTGGGTTAGGTGGTGTAGTGCCTTTAAAATTAAATGGTAATGCAGGTACAGCCGGACAGGCAATAGTTAGTCAAGGCGCTGCGTTGCCTCCTATATGGGGCACTGTTAGTGGGGGAAGTAGTGGAGATAGCAGTATCCATAAATGGAATTTAGCGTTAACAAGTGACAGAACGCTAAACGGAAATAGGATGGATTTGTATTTAGGTGGTGGTGGTGACAGTACAGTTAATTTAGATACGTTTAGTGTTAATTCCAATCATGGTTTTTCTATTAATGATGGTGAAGGCGGTACAATAAGAACAAGCGGTAAGGATATGTATGTTACTGGCTTGGGCCACACACAGGTAAGTGGTGTTGATAGTGCAAAAATTAATAGTAACAAAATAAGGATAAATGCTAATGATAGTTTGATATTACAATCTCAAAATACAGTAGATGTTATGTCAGATATTGTAAAAATAAAATCGCAAGGAGCATTATTTTTAGAGTCAGTCAGTGATGATATTAATATTACACCACCTATTGCTAATTCTTTACTTATTAATAACTTACCAGCAACAGGTGATACTACAAATAATAAACCGTTGGGTATTAATTCAAGTGGTAAAGTTTACGAAATGAATTATTGGCCATCAACAGGTGGCGGAGGAAGTGGTACTGTAAATAGCGGCACACAATATCGTTTAGCTCACTACGCTACAACAGGCACAGCAGTATCAGAAGCAGCCGCAATAACAGGTAACAGATTGCTTATAAGTGATGTTAATGGTGTACCTACTCATAGTGCTGTTACATCAACAGAAGCCGGATATTTGACAGGAATTACAAGCAGTGTGCAGACACAATTAAGTAATAAATTAAATATTAGTGATACGGCTACAATGTTAAGTGGTGCAAATGTTGTGCATAAAACAGGAACAGAAAATGTTTACGGAGCAAAAACTTTTATTTCAACACTAACAACGAATGGTGTCGCTAACACAGGTGGTATTACATCTACAGGTGGTATTTCCACAAATGGTAGTGTTACTGTAGGTGCAGGTGCTACCGGTAACACAGGATTATTTTGGTTAAGTACAGGAAATGGTATAGAGTTCGTGAATCCTTCAGGACAAACAACGCAGGGCATGAGTTATAAACTGCAACATGCCACTGGTGGTGCATTCACATGGATAATTGGTAGTGGTTATAGTCCACGTATGAGAATGGGAAATGGTACAGGATTAGTTATTATGCCAGCAGGTGCAGATATATTGCCTGATGTCAGCACTGCATTGGATGTTGTAAGCACGACTAAAGGTGTAAGATTAACACCAATGACCCGTACACAAGCAGATGCAATATCAGGTAAAGCAACAGGATTAGAATTGTATAGCACAACTGATAGCTGTAAGTTGATATGGAACGGCACTAAGTTTATGTATATTGGAAAATCCGGAACCTATGTGCCAACATACACAAGTACAGCCAATATTGCCAGTACAGTTGTTACAGAAATTGGCTACTCAATAAATGGGGATATGCTTACAATCACAGGAGAGGTTGAATTTGGAATAGTGTCAACATCTACACCCACTGAATTGAGAATTAGTTTACCTTCTTATGTGGCCAATAATTTTACAGCTACAAAATTTGGGGGTGGGATAACATATAATGATGGTAGTACAAATGCTTTTACAATTACACCAGTTAGTGGTACTACACTGATTGCTTTTAAATCAGCGTCACCAAATCTAACCACTTCGTATAAATATCCTTTCACAGTAGCTTTTAGAATACCTTAATTGTATGAGATTTATAGCAATAGTAATTCCCTTTCTTTTTTCTTTATTGGGATATTCTCAAAATGGAACAATAAATGTTAATGGCCAGGTTGTTCGTTATTTTGTTGATTACGATAGTAGTAATTCAAATACTTTATCATGGGCAAGAGCCAGCGATGGAGTAGACAGATTTAAAAACAATGCTGCATACCCACAAGCAACTCATTTATATAATGCCACCAATGCTGTAAGTGGAAATATTATCAATACGCAAGGTGAAATGATAAAACACCTTTATGCGATAGGAGTAACAGGGAAAGGGGTAAAAATTGGAATGATAGACTATCAGTTTAGTGAATACCCTGGATTAACTTTTTCTGGTGGCAGGGGAAGTTTAATTACAACACCATCACCTACTATTACAGAACATGGTACAACAATGAGTAGTATCATTGGTGAAAAACCGAATGGATATGGCGGTTTGGTTAAACCGAATGGGATTGTTGGCATTGCTTACGAAGCTCAATTATACCATTATCAATATACTGACATTGTAACGGAAGTGCAGGCCTGTATAGATGATAAAATGGACATTATTAATATCCCATTAAACCTTGGTGTCAATTCAGCAATCACGGCAAAAATCCAACAAGCAATACAAAAAGGGATATATGTAATTGTTGCTTCGGGGAATAGTGCTTATAATAATGCGCTATCAAATATCACCTACCCAGCATCAGTAAGAGGTGTTTTTTCAGTTACAGGAAGGGTTGGAGGATTGGTTTTTGCAGAGGACAGTACACGTATTTATAGTAGCGTGTTGCCTTCAACCGTGACAGGGCTTAGTAAATCGTTGGATTTTGGTATCCCGGCTTGGACAATAGGAAAAGACAATGCCTATGGCAGAGGATGGACTGCTCACGTAGGCGCAAGTGAGGCTTGTAGTATTATGAGTGGTTATGTAGCCCTTATGTTAGACTACTACAAATCAAAATTTGGTATAAAATTAAAACCATTTCAGGCCTTAAATTATTTTAAAAAGCACACAATTACAACAGGGTTCTTCGGTTATTTTCAAGACCTGGATTTTCTTTCCCCAGGGAACGAAAATGCCCCAGCGCCGGCTTATATACCATTACCGCCTATAGTCACTCCACCGTCCGGTAGTTCCTTTACTGCAGCAGTTACGGCAGATTTTGAAAGGTTAACAGGCTCTACGGCTTCGGCAAGCGGTTTGGGTGGACAGCTTACAATGAGTAGGGCGGCAGTTTCGGGAGATATAGGCAAAAATGTCGTAGTAAAAGAGGCAAGAAGCTATCTAAATTACAGACAGGCTCCTTTAAGTTGGAATGGTAAAATAACAGGGGTTTCGGCAGGAATTGCAACCATTACATCTATTATTGGCGATACATTAATAAACGTAACCGATAAAGAAGTTTTAATAGGTACAAACAATTTTGATACCATACAATATGCTTTGAATTATTGCGCTGCAAATGGTATAGATACATTAAAATTTGATTTTACAGGTACAGCTTATGTTGTTCCTCAATATTCAAGAAATGCTCCGTCAAATCCCCATGATGCAAATTCTTTTTGGGGCTTGACAAGTACAAGCAATATTGTAGTAAAAGGAAATGGAAGTGATGCCACTATATTGAAATTTGGTACAGAAGATAATGTTTCTACTGGGCAAAACACAGCCTTTATTTACTATAATGGGGAATACGAATATGCTGGTTTTGTTTATGGTAACAACTCTACACTTGAATTAAATGCACTAAATATTGAAAGTGCAGATAGAGTAACGTTACGGACCTACACAAATATTACAGCAGTAAGAAGCAAGTTCATAGGTAATGACCATAAAGGTTTTACTATGAAAAATGCCAAAATAACTGCCGGTTCCGGTGGTTTAGATAATGGGTGGCCTTTGGGGTTTTATAGCAGTTTGGGTGGAGATAACACTTTTAGGGTTTACAATCGATTTTACAATTCTAAAATTGTATCCAGGATACCTGTAACAATTTACTCTGGCAATGGGGCGTACAAAGATTATTATGTAAGGAATTTGCATTTAGTTGGTGGTGGAAGTAAAGAGTATAGGCCGCTTGTAACCAATGCAGCAAGTATAACAAGCGGAAGCAATGTTTTGACAGTCGCCAATAACCCAAATTTTAGTTTTTACGATTGTAATAGTTATGAGCCGCTGTTTACACTCCCAGCGTTGCTAATAGATGGAACATTTAAAGCGAGAGTAGTTAGCATAACAAGCCCAACAACAGCTATTCTTGACCAGGTTGCACCATCAACATTTACCAATGCTTCAATACAGCTGTTTGGCCGTGGTAGAAGCGGCGAAAGTCATACGCAATATATACACCCAAATGTCAATCTTGATGTAGATAGTTTAACGGTTGATAGCACACTTAAACTAGGAATGCACTACTATAGCGGTGGTGGCGTAACTGGAAATATTTCAAAAAGGGACGTTAAGCACTTAACAATTAATACTACATATCCGGCAGGCTATCCAGTAGTGGCTTCAAACCTTCTTTTAACAGAATGGGTTAATGCCGGGTTGCAGACTGAAAATTCCAACAATGCGTCAGGCATTCCGTATGTTTTAGAAAATAGCAATGTCTATCTATACAGTAATGTGGGAGTAGACATGAATATTGTCACATCAAATATTCAAGGTGGGCAATTCGGAGGTGGTATTGTTTATAAATCAACAGGAATATTTGACAGTAGAAGCAATACCACTCTTTACATGGATAGTATTGAGGGTTCACAAATAAATATATCTTACGTTGACAGTTCTGTAAGAAATAGAAAATCAATATTAAACTCCGGAAATACATCAAGGTTAAGCCAGGTAAATATTATTAGCTGCGATGACACTTTGATTGTTCGAAATTCAAAAATGACCGATCTTTATTTTTATAAAGGTTGCATTAATACTAACTCTCGTTATACTTTTGAGAATATAGATATAAGAGGGGGATTTGGATGGTCGTTTTTCTATGCTACACCACAAGTGGCTTGGACAACAGAAGAAAAACAGCAATTTATTGCCCAGAGTAGCTTTAGTGGCTGTACTTGTAGCGCAGGGGTTTACGCTGGAATGGATCCTTTGATAAGGCCGTTTTTTACAGTTAATTAATACACACCCACACGTAACAATATTTCCCTAACCGTTTAAATTTTTATGACACAAATGGAAACTATCAGCACCATCGTAGGAATGGTGATTGTCTTTGTTGGCAAACATTTTTTTGACGATTGGGCAGACAAAAGAAAAGAGGAAAGGAAACTAAAGGAACGGCCTATAATGCTGGATAAAAACAGCAAAATCATGCAAAGTATTTCGGCCTGTCTTATTCGTTTGCAAGCATATACAGGGTGTAGCAGGGCGGCAATATTTGAGTATAGTAATGGCAATTACACCCATGCTAATATCAGTATGCAGTACATAGACTGTACTTATGAAGTTACAGACGAAACAACCATGCCGATAATAAATAAGTTTAAAAGGGTATCTATTGCACCGTATTTAAACCAAGTGTTAAGTATTGGCAAAGAGGGTTATTGCCGTGTAACTGATAAAGACGATGATAAAGAAATTAGAACCATGCAGCAATACTGGAACACTACAACCGCCTATAATTTCAGAATATCGGATATAGTATGGGATGGGGTTGTAGGGCTTAATTGGATTGGGAAAGATGTAACCTTAACACAAGAGGAAATCGAACACATCAACGTAGAAGTAATGAGAATCAGAGATTTAATGAACCAATTAAAAAAGTAATCATGGAAAAGAAAATAGTAATCAATGACAAAGTGGTGCCGGAAACGGAACTGAAAACGGTTGTAAGTTTTAAACTACCAACCCCGAAATGGGCAGGGCTTGTATTTAATATTTACCTGGTACTTACCATGATTGCAGCTTTGGCCGTTTCGACATTCAGCAATGAAATTCCGGACGTTACCGAAGCACTAATAAACAAGTCATTGCTATTCGGAATCGGGGTAGTCAGGATATTGACAAAGGCTTTTGGTATTGACCTTAAAGATGTAGGCTAATGAACCCACGTAAATTCAATATCGCCGTAGTGGTAGCATTGCTGCTATACTTTACTGTAGTAATATGCTGCTGCAGTTGCAGCTTTATCCGCAAAATGGATAAAACCACCACCGATACCACCGCCGTAAGCCGTAAAGACAGTGGCAGCGTAAGCCGTGCCCAAACAAAAGAAAATACAGAAGCTACCTGGTGGAGAGAAATACTTATGAACCAGGCCACCAAAGATGGCCCCGTGCCCAACATAAACATACCAGCCTCCGAAACCCAATACATTACCCAGCCCACCGTGTACATACGGGAGGGCGGCACCATGCAGCAGCAAAAAGAAACCCTTGTGTACGATAGCAGCTGGAAGCAGGCTTTCGACAGCCTCAAAGCCACCATGGCCACCAAACAAACCGAAACCAAAGGCAAAGCCGGGTTAGATTGGTACATCTGGCTCATATTCGCCGCCCTTGCATGGCTCATTTTTAAAGACTATCTGCCAAATTTTAAAATTGTAAAGAATGACACCGCTAGCAGCAAAAGCACTTGAAATAGCCGAAACCCAAATGGGCATTATAGAAGAAAAAAACAATAGCGGCCCCCATGTAGAAAAGTACCTGGCAAGTGTAGGGCTTGGCAAAGGCAATCCGTGGTGCATGGCATTTGTTTACTGGTGCTGCCAGCAATCGCTGGGGGCGAGAAATCCGTTAGTAAAAACTGGTGGGGTATTACGCCAATGGCATGAAATTGACCCTAGATTGAAGGTTAAAGAGCCAAAGAAGGGAGATATATTTTTTATGGATTTTGGCGATGGGAAAGGTCATACGGGCTTTGTGCTGGAAGATGGCCAAAAATCCTTTTCAACAGTTGAAGGGAATAGTAACGCTGCAGGATCCCGTACCGGTGGAATGGTTTGCAGCAATAAAAGAAAGGTTAGTAGCTGCCTGGGGTTTGTAAGGCTTCCAAATTTGTCACCAACCAATCAATTATAAAGTATGAAAAAGTTTCTATGCGCAATGTTGATTTTGTCCTTCGCCTGGTCCTGTACTACGACAAAAACAGCGCAACAACAAAAGGCGATTGAATCAGCTGAATTGCTTTTACCGGACGATACTGCTGCAGTGATTACACCGAAAGGTAAAATGTCGCTCAGCTCAATGAATATTACCGAGGTGTGGACGGCTTATCGGCCGGCCTTGGTGGCGTTGCAAATTATAATAGCAGAATACTCCCCTAAAATTGGAAGTGGACTGCTGGTAGCGATACGTGTGATTGATACAATAATAATTAGGGATTACAGCTGGTATGGCTCAACACATTTGCGAAAAGGTCTGTACATTTACAATCTATCATAGTCGGAACAATAAAAATTCGGTTTAGCCCGGGGTTTCTACCTTGGGCTTTTTTATTAGCTCCCATCCAATAAAACCATGTTCGTTTGTGAGCCGTTTTGCTTCTACCTGGGTGTTGAAATGCGTAAGTAGCAGTTTTGTTGCTTTAGTAAGGTAATCGTTTTCGGTTTTGCATATTATTGACACATTGCCATTGAGGTTTAAGGCGTGGTTAAGGTTTAAAACCTGCGCATGCAGGGTGGCCGTACTTCTTCTTTTTGAATAGGCATAATATTTATCATCCGGGTTGCCGGTTCGTTCTATCCAGTTGGTCATTCCGTTTTTAAAATCGGTATTTGGTGTACCGTCGTAACTATCGAGGGTTGCCTTTCTGTATTTAATATTGCTTACCAATTTTATTGTACTATCCCATTCCTGCCGGGTCATTTTTTTATCACCAGGCTTTAACCAGTAGGTATTGTAGAAATACAGTGGATCCATGCAGCGTTGGTACTCTGCTTCAAAATCTTCGGTTGTCATAGTTGGTTATCTTTCGGGGTGACGGCCTGTAATATCGTTTACTGTACATTCCAGCGAAGCGTCGGCCAAATGATCGCTGGTGATTTTGTTCCTTATTTCGGTTTCGTAGTTGTCAATGGTTTCGTGAATTGCTGCCAACTGCGGAACGTCCCGGTTTGAATTATTGAAATACTCCCTGCAAAATGCCAGGATGGATAGAGCGTCGTAAGGGCGAAGTTCTATTGTTACTTTTTTTGCCATGGGGTTACACCATTATAGTTGGGGGTTTAGGAAAATCTCTATCTGTGCACTTCCAAAGATGTAGGCACCATTGGTGGTCGTTTACATAGTCACCTTTAGCCGGGTGAATTTGTATAACATATTCCGTTTCATCAAAAAACAGTTCTTTGATATAGCACATTTCCTCCCAGGTTGGGCACCGTTTTACATCACGTTTGTTGCAGCTTAGTGTAACGCTTACATGGTCCCAGCCGTTGCGGTCGCTTATGACTACTGTGTACTTGTAATCGGCAATGCGGTGGTGTGGAATGATAAATACACCATTGGCGCCATCTGCGGCCGTGGTTAATGCTGCCTGCATGGAGGCGTGGCGGCTTTGTGTTAGCCGGTACTTTTCGGGTAGTTGCTGTTTCATTGGTTGTCGATTTTATACCATTCGTCGAATGATAGTTTTTTAATTGCTGGTTCGTGGCCTGGCCTGCATAGAAGTACGCCGTATTTGTGGTAGGCTCCCATCAAATCTTCGTAAGTAAATTGCTGCTCCTGAATGGCGTTAAAATTTATAATCATTGGTTGTGCTGCGTAACTCATGTACACTTTAAGTCTTTCCAGCTTGTGTAGGAATGGTTGAATGTCGATTAGCATAGAGGGTCGTTTTTAAAATGGTGTATCTGCTTTCTTCCCGAACCACTTACCTTTTACGGTATTGTAGCCGTCTTTGAAAGCAATGTTGTACTGAAACTGTATTTCATGGAAGTCGCAATATTCAATAATGGCTTCCAATATTCTTTTGCTGGCAGGCTGCATTGGTTTTGGTGTAGCGTTCTCTATATAATAGCCCTGCAGCTGTGTAGCAAAATCTTCATTTTTAAGCCAATGGCTATGCAGCCAGTCTGTGATATTGCTGGCAATAAAGTCGGTTGCCACTTGCCCGTAATTCTGTTGCCATTGTTTTAGCCACATGCCGGCACTTGCCTGCGATGGTGTAAGTTTAAGGCCTCCTGCAAGCCAAATGCGGACACTGTCTGCAATTAGGCTATCATACCCTGCCCAGTCTGCTTCTGTCCAGCCTAGCGGAAAAAAACAGCCGAAATGAACATCTATGCCGCCAGCCTTGGTAAAGAAGTCGGAAAACTCCACCATGATTACCCGACGCTTTACGCCACCGTCCTTAATATTCACTCCGTAATTAGTCTGAACTAAAAATTTAGGCATATCCTCAACCGGCACACTGTACTCGTTCACGAATAGTTTTTTCATCAGGCCTTCACCGGTGGACATTTCTTTGAGAAATGAATAGTCAAAATTTTTCGGTACGTCGGATAAGCAAAACAGCCGCTCACCGTTCCAGCTTTGTAAAAACTTTTCATCGTACTTAACCTGTGTGCCTGGCTTGCCATTAAATGTGGTGGTATGGCTGAACAATTTGCAAAACACATTCTTTCCGGAACCTCCACCTTCTTTTGGATTTGCGCAGGCCTCTGTACATACAATGATATACCCGGTTGTTTCGTCTTTGAATTGGTGAGAGAGATAACCAATGACTTTTTGATTGTTTACTGATAACCCTATTGCCAGTTCTAAAAAATCCTGGTACTTGCCTCCATGCTGGTAAAGAAAATCCCTGTTCTGTACAGAATGTTTCCAAATAAGCAGGTTGGTACTTTCATAGCCCAATAATCTGTGGCCGGTGGCATTAATGTGCAAAATGCCGTTATTGTAAAATTTGTAGCAATCTGTTCGTGTGTCTTGCAGTACCGCTTCCCGTTCTAGTGGTTGTAGCCTGGACAGGCTAAACTTTCCATGGCGCTCAATGAATATTTCCCATGCGTTGTAAATATCCTTTTTAAGCAATTCATCATCTTCTTTAATGTATTCCCTCATTTGGTCAAAAAAGTCACGGTCTGTGACCTTGTAGATATAGGTATTGTCGATTCTCACAAGCTCTACACCTTTGAATAATCGAAAACCCAATCCTTCGGCAACTTGGCTCATTAGTTCCCGGTCAATCATAATCCCATCCATGGCCGTGTCCTGCCAAAAAACACCATGCGGATATTTATCTAGGGCTGTGGCAAGGTGGCTGGCGTGTAAAGCCATCCCTTCTGCGCTCATGTTGGCCGGTAGTTCTATTTTTGGATTAGTTGCGGCTTTTCGGGCAATTTGCGCCTCTACTTTTTTATTAATAACACCGTATCCTTGGCTTACAAGATCATGGTAAAGTAATTTTTTATCATTGTTGAATTTCAATAATGCCACCAAATTAGATGGCGAATAGCCTTTACCGGGTTCTAGTTCTGAACTGGCTGTAAAGCAATAGAAAAACCTTTTTTCATTATTGAAACTGATTGATACACCTTTTGTTTTTCCAGGTCTTGTGTACCATGTAAACTTTGCATTGTGCTTGTAATATTCCCATCCGTTGTCATGCATTATCTGTGATGGGTCGCAGCGGTAATTAAAATCATCAAACGGATTTTCTTGGTAGTAAAAGCTTTCTTGCTTGGTGGGTTTTGGTGGCTTTTCTACAACAATACTCTGGTCAAAGCTTCGGGCTAAATTTATAATAGCATCCCTTTCCTCTTTTGTGAGCAAGGGTATAGGCAAGTCCTGAACGATGGTGTAGTTAAGCGATGGTGGCGCAGCAACATAGCCGCCTTCCCCCCTAGTTTCAATAAAGCAATAGGACGTTTGCGGTTTGCCTGTTTTACCGGCCGCTATCATCTGTGCTGTCTTGGCTTCGATTTCCTGTGGCGAAGCTGGCCGCTTGGCTAATTTTAGGTTTCCTTCCACCGGCACTTCGCATCTGTGGAAAGTATGAAAACCTTTTGATGGTGTACCGTGTATGCGTAACCTGCAGTAAATTTCAGGGTACAAAAAATTAAGCTGGTTTAGAAATTCTGCCGATATACCAGGGAGATATTTTTCGTCAAGGTCAATTATTTCAAGGTTGCCTGAAATTTGGCCACCAACAATGCCAACAGCTGTGGTAGCGTGGTGTTCCATTGCTGCCCAAAGCTTATTCCTGTCCATGGCCACTTCGTGTTTCCATGTGTGGCCGTACGGTGATTTGGCGGTGTAATTGCCTTCATCCCTGTCACGTATAGGAATGACGGATAGGCCCCAGTCTAGGTAAATTTCTATCTGTTTCCAAACTTCGGTCAATGTTATCATAGCGACTGTAGGTTTTTTAAATCGGGCAATGAAGTTACATTGGTTGGAGTATTATTTCCATTCCAATTTGGATAAGCCTGCTTTAATTCATCAAATAAAGTTTTTTTTGCTTGCTCGGAGTGCCAATAATCGTACTGTTTTCCTATTGCATGGCACCATTCTTCGGCTAGCCGCTGGTACTCTGTGAGCATGAAGGTAACGGCATCGTTATTCAAAATCTTGATGCTTTTTTTTGCATTTTGGGCAATTGATTTGCCAATAGCATAAAAAGAATGGTATTTACGATGTTCTTTATTCTGCTGGATTAGCTGATCTACATTTATTCCTCTTGTCACTACTATAAATTCTCCTAATGCTTCTTCCGGTGCATCCAGCTTGGCAGGATATTCATGGCCACACAATGGACAAGTCATGGCCTGTGCTGGTATAATGCCGTCACATGCAGGGCAAACCTTAACCGGTGCAACACCTTCGCCAGTTTTGCCGGCCCTTGGTGGGTTCTTGAAAATATCCTCCCAGTTCCTCGGCTGGCTCCAATCTCCATGGGTAATAGCGTTGGCTCCCATATCAATAATGTGGAACATTTTCTTTGTGGGTGTGGGTCGTGAGCCACGGCCACACATTTGCAGCCATAGGGGCATGGCCTGTGTGGCTTTGTTTACCACTACGGTTTCGGTCGTAGGTTCATCAAAACCCGTTGTAGCAATACCAACATTGCACAAAATACCGTTTGGTGTATCTGCGAACCATTTTAATGCGGCCGTCCTGGTTAGTGGATCCGTTGTGCCATCAATATGCCTGGCTGGTAATCCTGCGTCATTAAATGCTTGGCAAACTAGCTTACTGTGTGCTACTGTAATGTTGAAAATTAAAGCCTTCGTGCCGGGTGTGTATTTCAGGTAGGCTTCAACAGTGTTCTTAATGTACTTGGGCTTACTAAATTCCATTGCCATTAACCCTTCGTCAAATTCTCCGTTCTTTATAGTGAGGGATGCCCTGGCCACGGTATCCCTTGGTGCAATAGTTATGTTTTGGCACAAACTACCCATGGTAATAAGGTCGGCAATATCAATTCCGCAAACAATGTCTTGGTAGTACAGGTTTAACGGTTTTTTCTTATTTGAGCTGAGCGGAGTGGCTGTAAAACCGATGGTCATGGTATCCGGCCATGTTGTGTGAATTTTGGTAAAGCTGGCTATATGGCACTCGTCAATAATAATAAGCCCTACACCATGGATGCGCTCTGATCTCCTGTGGGCACTCTCTACCATACCAATGTACACCTGGGCTTTTGGTACCACTCTCATGCCTGCAATAATCGGTTGGGCTGTGATTTGGTAAGCGTTCCAAAGCGTTCGGCGTGTCTGCTGCAGCAGTTCCTTGCGGTGTACTAATATCAATACCGATTTGTCCGGGTTACGGTCAATGTATCGCTTACTGATAGCCGAAAAGCATATAGTCTTGCCGCCACCCGTTGCCAGCTGTGCCAGGACACTCCGATTGGAAGCCAGCTTGTAGGATAGGTTGGTTATAAACGATTCTTGGTAGGGGCGAAGGGTCACGTTAACGCTTTCTTTAAAAATTGAGTAAATGATTTCACTTCCGGTGGCCTTGTATCGTAATCGATTATTTTTTCTGTTGCCGGGTCGCCTATAAGATGGTGTAACGGACATTCCCATTTGCCATCCCTGCAATGCATGGTTGTTCCCATGTGCGGACACTTTTTGCCAGCGCAGGATTTGCCTATCATTGTGTCGTACCAAATGTGATAAGAGTGGTGATGGCCTCTGCGTTCGGGTGGTTTTATTCCTGTACTAAGGCGAATGCATTTTTTTGGAACAAATTCTATATTTTGAACGGTATGACCTGCCCATATTTCATTTAAAAAAACAATTTGGTTTGTCCTTCCTTCTTTGTCCACATAAAAATGTGGTGTTTTACCGGTTATAAACCTCCCATCAACATGGTAATGAATTGCGGGGCCACTAAACTGCGGATCTTTATGCGCTTCCCCGATAATGGGTATTAAATCGGTTTCCCCATTATGCTTGTGGATTATCCTGGCACACTTCACATAGTAATACCGGCCAACTTTTGGGGTGATTTCTTCGGTTAGGAATGGGAATGGCATCGGTTTAATTTATGACCGGCCGCATTGCTGCGGCCGGTCGGTGACGGAATTGTTACTGCGGTGAAAAAATTAGTCTTTCCATGTGAGCGCCTTCACTGCCCACATTTGCGCACCCTGCGCTTCGGTGATTGCTACAGATGCCAAACGGCTGGCTTCACCACGACCATTGCGATCACGAAAGCGGTCCATAATGTCGGCAATATCGGCGTACAGGCTTTTAACCTGGTCAACCTCCGGCAGCTTGGATGGATTAAATGAAACACCCATAGCCTTTTGACCAAAGGTCAATTGCTCCGCTGCTGGTTTCAATGCATCTACAATAGCGCAAAAGATATCATCCTTCTTGCGATCTACCTCCGGAAGCTGATCGTAAGGCACAATGCAAGGGTGCGTTTTTGCTTCGGCGTCTTTCACTTCACCGTACACCCAGCCATTGGCGATTTTATCTTCCATCCATGCGTTGTGCTGGCCGTCCTTGCTGGCTAAAGGATTTGCCAACCGGAACTCTACACCTTTAATGGCTGATTCCCGTTGCCATTCGTCGGCTTCTTCCCAACTTTTTTGACCGGGTTGGTCGTTGGCGTCGCACCATGCTTTATTGGCTGCATGGCACATCATTGCGATTAGAATAATATGCTTATTCATTTGATTGGTTGTGGGATTTGTTAAGGCGTCCCAGGCCTATGGTTATCTTGTCAAATATTGCGGCGTCCACTCCCGGTACCGTGGTTCGATGTAGGGAATTTCCAGCCAGTTAAAAAAATCTTGTTCGCTGCTCCAAACTGGCGGTTTTTCTCCGTCGGGGTTTATGAGCTTCCAGCCGCCTTTGCCTTTGGCGCAATCTTCCCTGCGCCTTAATCCAAAATTGCTGCCTACCCAGCCTTTTTTCACCCAGCTTTTAGCAATCGTTTGATAGACATAATCAGCACTACCGGTACGGATGGCAAGATGCCTGTAATATTCTGCCGGGTCAGGCATCCACAATTCTATGTTTATCCCTTCGGGTACGGTGTCGGTATTGTAATAGTTAATGTAAGTGACCGAATTGCCTTCATACAAATCGCCTTTTAACCTGGTGCCTATGCAGTGGGCGGCTTGCATAAAAGCATTTGATCTGCATTCATTGATAATATCCCCGTACAAATCACATAGGGGAACAATGTTAGGCTGGCACACAATATCAATATCCTTTACGTGTGGCTGCATCCTGGCTACGCTCCCTGCAATGTGAAATTTTTGGCAATGCGGCTGCAATAAGTTTTTTATCCTTTGCACGATTTTAAGTGCCTGCTGATATTCCATAATGCTTATTTAAAAGGTATAAAAATGCTTTTTCTGCTGTCTGTTCCACAACTGCGTTTCCTAGCGCACGAAGAATATCTTCTCTAAAGTTGTACCCATTAACTGCGCCACCCATGCTTGATTCAGTTGCTGCTTTGATTCTAAAATCAGTTTCCTCCCATATTTTTTCTCCCAGCATTTGCGCAAAATCCTTCCTGCAGGCACTCCACATTGCTCGTATAGAACTTGGTAGGCGGTTAATGTAGCCGATGGTTCGTGGTTCCTCCCAGCTATATTGGGGTTGTCCTGGCCTTGCTGGCCAGCGGTCTTTACTTGTGTGTTGAGTGGCTGGCTGTTGCGCTCCAACTGGCTGCTGCCTCCGTCGTTGTTGGCGTCCTGCCGTACCGGTGTTGCCCAAATTTGTGTCGACAACTCCTTCGTTCTATGCTATATTTTGCCCCCTGCCACACTTTTCGTTCATTAATGGGCAGACGTTCAGTCATTCATCATTTTTAGAAGTAGCTCATTTGCATATTGCAAAGCCTTTTTTTGGTTTGGCACTACCGGAGTAGTTGTGTCAAATTCTGCAACCATTCTAACAAGTGCCTTTTTTAACAGCATTATTTTATTCCGTTTGTCCTCAATATCATTAGCCATTGCAATATGTTCGCCATCCCTGGATACGAAGTTGTAAAATTGAGTCCAGCTGGGATAGCCTTTTTCTTGTGCAATACTGTTTTTTATTTGCTCGATGGTTTTCATAAAAGCTGTGTTACGATTTTTGGTCGCCTGATTGATACCCCGACCAAAAATGGTTATTTTGTTAAGGAAAGGGATTTCCATTCTTCAAAAAGTTCTGAAATGTCACCCATATACAACTGTTTGGTCGTTTTCTTCTGTTTAAGCCAGTCTATAAACCAAAATATTTCCTCTCTGCTATACTTCCTTTCCCTTTCATTGGAGGGGAGGGGTTGGATAATAAATAGTTCAGGGTTTTCGTTTTTGTACATATCCCACAACTGAATTTCATCATAAGAGCCGTAATTATCCCATGCAGCTACATATTTCCCAGTACCCCAATCAATAACATAACGGTTATTAGTTACCCAAATAAGGAAATTCGGCACAATCTTATCCATAAGTTCCGCTTCTTTCTGCCCCTCTTTCTTATTTTCTGTTCGGGATTCTGCCTTTTCATTAATCAATTCAACGGCCTTGCTGGCGGTTATTTCATCTCTCTTATACTGTCGGAGGATGGGGCTTAGTTCGTCTATATAAAATTTCATAAATTGTTTTTAATATTAAAAAAAAGGAAAGGGAGGGTGGCTAAAGATGAAAGCTAAGCCAGCCAACTCCCTTTGTCGGCTTACGAGACCTATCCTTGTTCGTTAATATGGTTTAAACGGTCAATTTCGGCGGCAATTAATGCCCCTGCGATTATCAGCCTTTCTTTGTATGGCTTTGAGCATATATAATCTTCTGTGTCCGCCCATGCGCAATTAATATTTCTTGCAGTATAATGGCCATCTTTACTTGGGTTGTCTGAAATAGTTAAAGCCCTTACAGCGACAATTCTTAATTCTTGATGTCCATGTTCATCGGTATCATGTTCTAAATCGTACCCATGCTTTTCGATTTGCTCCTGCCTTTCTTTTGCAATTAGCGCAATCCCATCAGGGTTGTGTTTTTCAATATACTCCGCACATAGTTGCATTGTGCTTTTAACAGGCTGTCCATCACTTGTTACAGGGATATAGGTTTTTTCAAAAATATCATTTTGGCAAGGGTAAAACTCACCTGCAATACCTTTAATTATCCAATCTCCTTTACTGGCTGTCATGTCGCCTTCAATAGTCTTAATAATAAGTTCGTTAGCGCCCATTCTGCCGGGCTTCATAGGACATCCCATTGCTTTTATGGCATCGTATGATTCTTGTGAAGCCTCCCATTTTACGGCTTCAACTACTACTGGTACTTTTCTGAAATTTGGCATGTTTTTTTTATTTTGATGTTATAGATACTTTTTTATTTGCACAATTACGGCAAACCTTATTTTTCCCACAATCACACTGATGCCCCTCTTTACCAGCTATATCCGGTATGGGTAAGGCTACCTGCGGTTTATTTACAAGGGTTAAATACATATTCCGACAATTATTCCTTTCGAAGTCGGAATAGGTTGGGTCAACATACTTCTCAAGCATTGTACACCTTTGCTTCCAATATTCAGCCGTGCCGTACGTAAGGGCGTTTATTTCTTCTTGTAATTTTACAAGGTGAGGGAAATCTTTTGGGTTCATTTTTATAAGTTTAAAAAGGAAGGGGCGGCTGGCCATTTAGAATGAAAGCTATGCCGGGGAACCGCCCCTTATCAGGCTCGCAACCCTATCCTATATTATTAATTCGGTTCAGATAATCAATAGACGACTGTACTGCAAACTTAAAGCCGCCTCCATAGCTTTTTAATTCAACCCCATCTTTGGAAATGTAGACTGCTGTTTGGTCTGGCCAAAACTGAACGCTTATTTCATATTTTTTACTGAACGAAAGGAGGGTTTTAAGCCTAATGAAATTGGGGGTATCTAATTCATCTTCTTCCGGTATGGGTAAGGTGGTTTCTTTTATAGCATTACATACATCGTCCCAGGTCAAAAAACGATTAGTAGATAAACAACAATCAATATTTTTAAAGTGAAGCCGGCGCACTGCTTCCATTAGATGATTCCAGTCAGCGTGAAATTGCGGCCAAAATTCCAGCCTAGTCGTTTGGTAGCCTTCTTTTGTAACCCAGCCCTCGGGAAACCTGTCTTTTTGCTCTTTTAGCCATCTGTCGCATTCTGATTTTTGGCTATACTCGGTTGAAAATAAATTATCAACGTTTGCAGGGGAATAGCAGCAGTTTCCATCTTTGCAAACTGCATAGTTTACGGTTGGCGTAAAATCCAAAAACTTGCCGATTGCTTCATTGGCTGCACGAATGTTTTCCCATCCGATGCGGTCCTCAAATTCACGTTCTAGCTTACTGTTGGTGTAGTTGCTCATATATTTTCCATTGAATAGTTAACAGCCTCTTGTAAACAATCGCCAATATCCTCGCTGCCGTCAATGATGATGCAGGTTTTAGCGGCTCTTGTGATTGCTGTGTACATTGATAGAGATTTGACTTTGTTACTAGTCGGCTTTACGTTCATTATATCGCTTTGGTGAACAATAACCGTATTGTAGGTGGATCCTTGTGCTTTGTGAGAAGTAACACAATATCCATACTCAACCGGTGCAAATGTTTTTTTAAACTCCCAGGCTCTTTGTAGAAGTGAATCACGTTCGTCGCCAAATGGTTTGCTTTTTGCTAAGGCAAAAGCTTCGTTGCATTCTTTTTTAAACCGGGCAACTTCTCTAGGATGCAAAACAATAGCACTCTCGGGAAATTGGTCGTAAACAAATTCAATTTCCCAAACTACATAGCCATATTTATTTGTTAGCGGCTATACTACTTCCTCATTTACATAGACAGTTTCTTCTTCGTCCATATCATGCAAAAGGATATTTAATGGAACTGAATAAATCCTTGCATCAATCGGACAAACAATATCATGTCCATCTAAATAGTTGCCTAAATCTTCAATGACAGCACAAAGTTTTTTCAAAGTTTCGTCCATCATTTCGTTTTTACTTGCCAAGCCTTCTTCTGTCATAATTTTATCTGAAAATTCATCAGGGTTTTCTTTTTTACTATTGATAGCAACTATTGTTTGATAGTCTTTCCGTACACCTTCCAAAGCAGAAGCCATGTAATTGATAGTTCCAGTTGCTAACAAGATTTTGTTGAAGTTGTCTAATTTTTGTGACATTTTATTTCGTTTAATTTGACCGTACAGCCGCTAACAGTGCATTGGCAAAAGCAGGGCTGACGAATTGCTTTGAACAATGGGAATACTAATGAACTTTTATCTATAACGCATCGGGCAGACGTATTCCAATTTCCCTGCCTTCGCCAATGCTTTTACGTTACCTGCTATTCAGAACCCTCATTGCGGAGATGCTTTTACAATTTCGACCACTTCATTTTCAAAGGCGACAAACAAATCCTTTCTATCCAATGTAAAACGGCTTACTCCCAAATCTTCGGCAGCGTACTTTTTGAACACGCCACCGAGATTTACAAACACTTCAATCCTGCCGCTATCTTTCCACCTTATTACAATTACTGTTTTACTTCTGATAGTCTTTCCCATTTACTTTAATTTTTCAATGTTTTTACTCATAAGGTTTAGCGGGTCTTTCAGCGTAGCACCGCCGAAGGTGTTTGCAAATTGCTCCCTTGTATAAGGTGTTTTTTGCAGGTTTTCAAACCTTACTTTCTTTTGCCCGAAACCACGCACCCAGGGGTATTTGCATTCCAGCACCTGCCAGTCTTTTGCTTCGCCTGAATATTCAGGCTGGTGGTAGCTGTAGATTTCGGCTTTGTCGGCAGTCCAGATAGTTCCATCGGAGTTACTGATAATGAATTTGCCATTGAATAATTCGGCGGCTTGTTCGTTTGTAAAGCGTTCCATTTTGTTGAGTTTTATTTGTGATGAATGATTAATTGCTTTTGCCTTACAAAGATACGGTCATATTTCTGTATAATCCAAATATATTTACAGAAAGTTATCCACATTTTTGTATTTAGAGCGAAAAAAGAACAGCAGGTAACATTTGCTTGCCAAAATAGCGGCAGACGAATAAAACTCAACTATTGAATATCAAAGAACTGTAGTAGGTAGGCTGAACTTTTGAGACTTGAATGCCGCTACTTCGGCAAGCAGTTGACGTTAGTGGCAATGCCTCGTTAGAACAAACTGACCGCTGTTCCATTCAACAATTGCCTGCCCTTCGCACAGTAATCTGCATCAATTTCAAAGCATAAAAAATGCCTCCTGCTTTCTTTACAAGCTCTTGCAGTCGAAAAGCTACCTGCAAATGTATCAAGCACAATATCGCCTTCCTTACTGCTTTTTTCAATAAAGTATTTTATCAAGTTTACAGGCTTTTCTGTTGGGTGGTTTTCGTTATTGGTTCTAATAGTCCTTAAAATACTGCTATCACGCCCACCATTCAATTTTTTGCTTCCATTTGAGCAAAATATAACCATTTCATAAGAAGGGCTGTAATCGCCTTCTAAATCACCCATACCGCCAGCCTTCTTATCCCAAATCAATATATTTTTCACATTAAAGTAATTTTGGATTACAGCCTTAAATTCATCTACTTTATGCCAACTGCAAAAAATATAAAGGTGGGCTTCAGGCTTGCATAGTCTTTTAAGTTCAACCACCCAACTTTCTAACCAGTCGATATTGTCATCTCCTACTATTTTTTTATGCTTTTCTTTTCGCATATTACTTTGATAACTCATCCCATAAGGCGGGTCTGTTACCACCAAATCCACCACCCCTGCTGGCAATTGTTTTAGTGCATCGTTCCAATCAGCGTTTGTCGGTTCATCAAGGAATGGCACTGCCGCTAACACGGGTTTTGCGTCATTGGGGCTTTTGTTTTTCAAATCAAGTTCTGTCATATAATTAAGTTTTGTTTTTCAAATGAGCTTTAGTGCTGGAAATCCCCAACGAACGCAAAGCCGTGAACCGTTGTGTGCAATTTAATCACCCCACAACAGGCTGTGTACAAATTCAAGTTCTTTTTCAGCCGTAGCCAAATAGTCAACTTCTCCATTTTCATCAAGTACGTCTTTTACTGGTAATCCCCATTCACAGCAAGATAATATATCGAGCATATTTTCAGCAGTTTCCGACTTTGTCCATTTATATTTTTCAGAAAAAGAACGGAACGATTTTGTAATATCATTTAATTGGCTCATAATAAAAACTGCACACAACACATTATATAAAACAGTGGGGTACTGTGCGTCTTTTTAACCCACTTGCACTTAATTAAGGTTGTCGGTTTCGGATAGGCAAGTGCATCATATCCCCACCGTTTCATATAATCAAACGTTATGTGCAACCTTAAATTGCAGCCTTCTTTTGAAAGACAATGCAAACTCTTGGAAGGTGCATGGTTCTATTTCCAATAAAAACACGTTTTACCACGACATATTTTTCGGGGTTCGGGTTTGGCATCACGTATTTATGATATACCATAAGCAAACCGCCTTCATCCAATACTTTATCACATTCAGCAGTCCACTTTTTATATTTTATGGGTGGAGTTCCGTAAATATCCCTTGCTTCTTCTGTACTATATGGCGGGTCGGCAATAATCAAATTAAACCTTTTTTCGCCCACCTTATCAGCGAAACTATGAGCATCACATAAAAGGTCAGGATTGACTTCTGGTTTAATATCAATTCTAAATCCATATTTATTCATCCCACAAAAAAGGTTTAATATTTCTGGTTTATCAACCCCTAAAATATCTTTTCCAAGTTGTATTAACCATTCTTCGGCATAAAGCGGTTTACCACCCTTGTAGTGGTCTGGCTTTGGTCGTGGCAAAAACCATCCTAAGTTTTTTTCTGTTTGTGTTAAAGCCTTATAGCCTTTCTTTTGTTTAAGCATTTCGGTTATTTTCTCAATAATTAAAGTTGCCGTTTCGTCTGATTTTTCTGTTTTCAAATCAATCCATTCTGATAGGTATTCTAAATCAGACTTATTTTGATTTAAATTAAACCCAACAAAAGGCTGCACATAACACTCGCTATAAGTAATGGCGGGGTTCGTGCTGTTTTGTAAGTCGGTGCTTTCTATTGTCATTTGTGTATTTTGATAGTGAGTAGTTCAAATCCGCCACTACTCATAGCGGAAACGTTATGTGCCATTTAAAGTTGCAACTTAAATTGAAACCACAGCACATTAACAAAAAGTCTTGCTCCGAATGTATCATACATTATTGCAAGCAAACTTCTGTCATTATTACAGTTTTCAAATGTTAATATTTGAAATCCAATAGCACTATCGTTGTTAAGATAAATGCTTGCAAAATGTATTTGGAAATCAAAAAAACGGCACATAACAGCGTATATACGCAATGCCTTTACTCTTTTTATTAAGTTTGTCATATATTTTAAATTTTTGTGTTTCAAATTAAGTTATCGTTGCACTGCGTATATACGCATACCGTTATGTGCAAGTGCTACCATAGTGCTGTTTGACGAGTTTGTTCTTCAAATCGTTTGCAAGCCTTTCGGTAATATTCTGCATCAATTTCATATCCTATTAGTTTTCGTTTCATTTGGTGGCAAGCTATGGCAATACTTCCGCTTCCTAAGTGAGTATCTAAAATCAAATCATTTTCATTTGTGTAATTTTCAAGCACCCATCTATAAAGTTTAACAGGCTTTTGCGTTGGGTGTATTCGTTCTTCATCTGCTACAAATCCAGTCAATATTTGTATAGCTACATAATCAACTTTTTTCTGACCTGAAACACTTGCTATTTCACATTGGCTTAAAGTATTTCCGCCTCTGTTCTTATACCAAACCAACGCACCGCCTTCGTTATTAAATGAGTTGAAGTAATTAGCACCCCAAATGATTTGTTTTTTAGATACTCTTTTCAGTTCCTCAAAATATTCTTCACTCGGTATATTATCATCCCATTTCATTTCTTTATGCACCCTTTCAAGTTTGCCCTTTTTTGCTCCACTTGAAAATCCGATAAAAGTATCTCCAATTCCGTATGGAGGGTCAACTATTGCCACATCAAAGTAACTATCGCCATAGCTTTTTAAGGCTTGCAAACTATCTCCGTGTATCAATGAAATTCCGTCTTTGACAACCGCACCAGCACATAACACGGGTTTGGCAAAATGCGGGGTTTCGTCTTTCAATTTATCTTCTGTATTTATCATAAACTTTTGTCTTTCAATTAAACTTTTGTGCTATTAAGCCCGCACTTCGCCAAGCCCGAAACCGTTATGCGTAATGTGGCTACCTTTCGTTTTCATAAGACTGTTTTGTGAATGAAAAAATAAAAAATAGCCCACCCGCTTTTGCTTTTTCAAAGCAATTAGGTTTTGGAAATCCATTGCTCATACAATTCTTTTTCTGTTTTATCTTTATCTAAAATTTCGTAAACTTTATTTGTATTACAAAGCCAACAAACAAATCTTATAGTTTCATCCTTTTGTGCCTCAATAAGTTTCTTTTCTTTTGCTCTTGTTAAAATTCTTTCAATAGCTAAACCTTGTGAGTAAAACTTTTTAGCACTTTCGGAAAGGACTTTGTTTTCTCCAAATGTATCAAAAACAAGGTCTTTGCTGTTGTCATAACAAAATTCGTTATAGCCTTCAAGCCATTCAATAAACTTTTCTAATTCTGTTTTCATAACTCTTTATTTGTAAAGTGACTGAAAAGGTTTTGTAATTGATGAACGTAAGTAAACTGTTCTTTGTGGCAAAAATTATCTTCATCAACATATTCAACCCAATAGGTTTTTTTATTCAATAATACTGAAAATTTATTTTCCGTAGGATGATGCCATCCTGATTGACCAGCAATTGAATATGGGTATCTTTTAAACTTAAATCTTTCAATCCAATTTTCATCAAACAAAACAGGCTTATATACCTTATCAATGTTTTTTAGACTTAAACTACTATTCTGAATAGTTGTGTAATGCCCTTTCTTTTTTTGGATTATTTCAACCCAATTATTTAATTTAAAATTATTGCTGTTCATTTTATACTTTTTAAGTTTGATATTATTCTTCTAATTATATTCAGTTCGTTATAGCCTAATTCTTTAGCTTTAGCATATTCTTGTTTTTGAAGATACGGCTTAAATTTTGCATCAAGTTCTTTTTCTTTTTCAGTGTAAAGTTTTATTAGTTCATCTCTTCTTGATAACAGGTGAGTAATCCTATCAAATGGATTGTCTTGTGCGGTTTCACAATCATATATCCCAGTCCAAATAGACATTTTTACAATCTCTTTTCCTGTGTCTTTATGGACAGTTGCTACTTGATTTATAAAGTTTAGTTTCTCATTTGCGGTCTTGTTTATTGCATCCATAATTTGACCTGTAAATGCGAAGCCTTCATTAGTAAAGTTTTCTGGATTTTTCCAATAAGTGTAACCACATAAAATTGCAGTTCGTATTGTGTTAAATATTTTTTTTGCCATCGCTTCTATTTTTTATTTTTTCTGTTTCATTTTCAAATTAAGTTTTGTGCTAAATAACCGCCACATACGCATAACATAGTATTTGCAAAAGGCGGGCTGATGGTAATTGAAATGAGCATTTGTGCATCTGTCAACATTTCTACATAACTCATCAGTAGCACTATAATTCCCGCCCTTCGCAAATACTTTAACGTTATGTGCAAGGCTACTGACCATCCCAAACAGGATATTCTTGATACATAATAAATGTTATTTTAGATTGCAATTCATGTACGTCATAAATATCCGTTTTACCAACATAAGTACACATTCTTGCAATGTCACCTTCGCCATCAATTTCTTTTGGTGCTACTTGTATAACATCTTTATAAAGTTCCCAATAACTGTCTTGCTCAATTAGCAACTTCCATAGTGGTTCAATATCTTCTTCTTTTTCTACAAGTATCACCCCATTTAGTTTTGATTGCCAATAAGTGCAACCTATGAATTTTCGTGGTTTAATTAAAATTTCCATATTATACTTTTTTTATTGATAATTAATAGTTTATAAATGTGTAATACATATAGTAGTTGTGTGCTATGCCTATTGACGTACCTTGTGGTTATTATCGTCTGACATAGAACAATCATCAGTTAATTTCAAATGACTACCAATAGACAGGCATTCGTATTGTTTTCGACTGACATAAATTGTTTCAATTCTTTCTTCCTCTTTATATTTACCCTTTATTTTTACACACCAATCTTCATAATCAGTAATGACATAAGGTATCATTATTGTAGTTGTGGTTTTGCCATTTGAAATTATCAAAGGCATTAATGCAACGTATGTATGTGTAGGCTCATACCATTTTTCTACTACATCACCTTCTTCAAGTTTATTGCACGAAGAAAGGCACAGCACACAACACAGTATTGCCAAAAGGCAGGCTGATGTGCTAAATTGAAGTTTTTTAATTCTATTCATCTTTTGTTCTATTTTGAAGTTTTGTAATTCTAATTCCTGCCCTTCGGCAATACTCGGAACGTTACCTGCCATTTTCCCAACGACCGACAACCCAATCAGGAACAATTCCATCGTTAGTTCTATTTGCTAAATCTTCATCCCAACCAAAATTGACTACTATCTTTTCATCTGAACTCCAATCCCTACCAAAATCTTCAATAGTCAATTCAGCATCGTATTTAGCCAATAATGTTTTCAACTCCTTTTGGAATTGTTCAACCTTATCTTTACCCGACAAAAAAACGGCAGGTAACACTGTATTGCCAAAAGTGGGGTTGACGTTTTTCAATTTATCTTCTGTACTCATATTAAACATTTGTTTTTCAATTTAACTTTAGTGGTTTAATGCCCCACCTTCGGCAATACTTTTACGTTATACGCAAGCACTACATTTCGTTTCCAAATAGAGTTTGCGGTTCAAATTTTTTATTAAAATCTTCCACCCTCTTTAAGATAATATCGTAATACTTTTGTTCTTTTTCCATTACTATAAATTGTCGGTTAGTATTCAAGCAAGCAATAGCTGTTGTTCCGCTTCCTGCTGTAAAATCTAATACAATTTCGTTTTCATTTGTATAGGTTTTTACAAGCCATTCAATTAATGCAATCGGCTTTTGTGTTGGATGCACCCTATTTACAGAATTACATTCGGCTTGTTTACTACTTTCACTTATCAAGTCCGTTGGATGTGATTTAGTATTGTCGTAATCTTCTGAAAGTTGAGAATTGTGTTTGCCATAAGTTGTAACATCACAAGGCTTCCTATTCCCAATCGGTCTTATTTTATGTTTTTCTTTGTCGACTAATTGTGGGTTATAAGTGCTATTGCCAAGTTTCACATTACTAAAAACGCATATATCCTCAATCATAGTTAAAGGTCTTTTTTTGCTATTCAAAAACCCACTTCCTTGCATTTTATTCCAATTCAATCTGTATTTAAAGTTTTCTATGTTGCTACAAATTAAAGTGCTTGTAAATGGTTCTCCGCTAAATAAAACTATAACTCCATTTGGTTTTATTATTCTGTTTAACTGTTCCCACATCAAATCAAATGGAATTACACTGTCCCATTTACATTGCGTTGTTCCGTAAGGTGGGTCTGTAATTATAGCATCAATACTTCCGTTTGGTATATCCTTCATAAGTTCCAAACAATCACCCAATAATATTTCTTTTTTGCCCTCGCTCATTTTAATAAAAAATTTGTTTCGTGTTTCAATTTAAGTTTATCATTTAATTAACCGTGCCAGCGTATAACAGCGGTTTTGTGCTATTTGCCCCATCAACATTTTCGGTAAATTGAAGCATTGTGCAAGGGGCAAACAGACACAAAGCCGCAAAACGTTATCAGCAATTCTGACGACCGACCTCACGACCAAGTTTGATTATAAAATATTGAGTGTCACCAATAGCACCCCAAAGCAAATTACCCGTTCCAATAGTAATATCTGAAACTTCAA